TTCACTTCGATCGCGTTGGTCTCGGTGCCGTCGGATTCAACGTAGGGCAAACGAGTCGTGGTCATTGGGAGAAGGCGAGGGCTGCACGGCTCTGAATCTTGAACAGCCACGACGGTTGAGAGAAGAAGTGCAATCATGGGGCGTCCGGATCTTCTTCGACTGGGGTTGGGTCATACGCGACCGACTTCAATGCTTCAGCCGCCACAATCATCTCGTTGGCGGAAGCGACAAGCAGATCAATGTGTGCTTCGTCAAGAGCGGTGCGAGGGGCGGTTTCCTTGTAGTTGTATGCGAGAGTCCCAAGGCCACCCTGAACGGTAGCGAGGGCTTGAGTAAGAGAAGCGAAAGTGAAAATTGTTTCCATGGTTTTCTCAGGGTGTAAAGAGTTCGATAGTGAGCGTGTCGGTGTTGTTCCAACCGTATGTTCCGCCTTCTTCCATCTCCGCGACAGTCGGGTTCGTTCCATCCCAGTCGAACCGCTCGTCGCCTCCGATCCCTCCCGAAACGACCGAAGCGGTTCGCACTTGGCTTGAAGGAGTAAACGAGATCCGAATCTGAGCGTTCGACGGAACGTTCCCGGTGATCGTGCCAAACCGGACCCAGCCGTCGCGGATATACGAGCCGGAATCGTTGACGAGATACGTTCCGCTCGCGGTTCCGGTGGAGGACCACGTCCCCGTGTTTATTACATTCCACCATCGGTTCCCGGCTCGCCACGTCATCCCACCGCTCTGCGTGAAGGTATCGAGCACCGTCTCGCCAGAGGCCGCCGTCGGGAAGAATAGCCACTTACTCGGCGGGGTCATTCGGTGTATTCCACCGAAAAGATCACGTCGGTTGCCGATGCTGCTGACAACTCCAACTTCAACACCGCGTCCGCTGCAAGCGAGGTGTTGGCAAGAGAAGTCTGGTTGCCTGTCGAAGTCGAGGCCGTGACCTGCTTAACCAAGTCGGAGCCGTTGTAGAGTTTGGCAACGGCAGTTCCCGAACCGCTGTTCACTTTGATGTAGAACGCACTGATCGTTCGAGCAGTAGCAACTGCCGGGTCAAGGATGTAATCCTTGTCTGCGGCGGTTTCGATCTGCCCGGTGTACGAACCGGTGTTCGTGACGCCAAGCGTCGTCCGGGCAGCACTCGCGTCAGCGTCGTCAATCAGCGTGCCACCAAATGTTGAGACTGCTGACGCCGCAACAAAATCACCAGTGGCTGCTGCTGCTGCGGTCCCCAGTGTTGGAGTTCCCGAAACATCCGCGTAGGCAATCGCAGTTCCGCCCCACGTTCCAGTGCTAATCGTGCCAACCGTCGTGATGTTCGAGGAGCCTGCAAACGTCGAGATCGCGGTGTTCTCTACATTCCCAAGACCAACATCTGACTTGGTGGTGTTTGAGTTGAGGAGCGTAGAGATCGAGGCCAATCCCGTACCACCTCGTGCAACTGAGAGCGTGCCGGAAGTGATTTCGGAGGCAGCAAGGTTTGTCAACTGCGAGCCGTCAACATTAGGGAGACGCTGCGAACCGTCCAACTGAACCACGTTGTTGGCAGCGGTACCCATGTCTGTAACCGCAGTTGACTTCAAGCCGATTCTACTACGAAAAGCGTCTGAGTCAGCATCCCCAGTCATTGCAAGGACATGACCCTGAGCATTCGTCTGGACAGAATGGATAAGAGTGGTCGTTGTATTCCCGGGACCAAAGTCATCGTGGTTGATGGTCGGGGAGACGTTGGCATTGCCGGTAACCGTCAGAGCGGTCCCGCCCGAGACGCTGGTCACCGTACCGCTGCCGCTCGCAGCCGAGTTGATGGTGACATCGCCAAGGCCGCTGGTGGGGCTGATCGTGACGTTCGTGCCAGCAATGATTTTTGATACAGCCGTGGAAGAACCATCGCGACCAGCCGGTCCCGGGGTCGTAACCTCGACACGGCGAACGATCTGATTGACTTGGACGATGTTGTCGCTCATGCCGTCACCGGGTCCAAGATGGTGTATTCGCCGCCAAGAACGTAGGTCACGATGTTGTTAGGCGAAGCGGACTGAGTCAACTTGAGATCCCAGATCCCAGACCCGGGACTAAGGGTTCCGGTGTAGTCCTTCGTCAAGTTGACATGGATGTTCGGGGAGCCCTTGGAGAGGGTGATGACATTGCCACTGCTGGCAACCTCATTGACCGTCCAAACCACCGACCCGGCGGCAGTTGCTCGGCCTTCTATCTTGGCGTCGTACCCCGTACTGAGGTCCAAGGCGCAGCCAGTGCTGTCCTTGTAGGTGATCGCGAGTTCAAACGTCTCACCCTGATGGAACTCGATCGTGTACTGCGGCAGAGCCATACCGACCCCCTATGAAAACGGGTGCCCGGTCCCCCCGAAGGGGGACCGAGAACCCGGAGTGGCTAAACAGGATCAGCGAGGACAGTCGGCAGCCATGTAGTCAATGACTGCGGCCCCGGTCGCCTCGACGACCGGCTGGTAGGCGTAGAACAAACAAATGCCGTCCGTGAAACCGCTTGAAGCGACGGGAACACGGATTTCCTTGACCTGAACGCCATTGATGAAGAACTGCGCCTTGTAGTGCGTCCCAATGTTCGTCATGACGCCGCCCACCGTGAAGAACTCTTCGGAATCAAAGTCTTCAAGACCCTTGACCGACTGAATCTTCCCGCTCAACGTGCCGCTGTCGCCAGCAGCGTTGGCGTTTGTGTCCACCCGGCACGCAAAAGCGTCGTTCGCCGGTGCAAGATGGCTGTGGACTTCCATGCCGAAAAGAGCAGCATCAGTGCCAATCGCATGCGAGTTGGTTGAGAAACCAAACCCGAGTTCGTTGACCTCAGCACCAGTTGCACGGCCACTGAACTTGGCCCGAGCAACAAACGAAACCGAGTCGTCCTTGGTGGTGAGGTCGCCGAGGAACTTCGCAGACTTCACAAGACTAACGGTGGTGACAGTCCCGTTCGCAATCACACCGCCGCCACCCGCGACTGAACCCCAGCCATTCGAATAGGTGAACTTGGAAGTCGTTCCGTCGAAATCTTCCCAGAGTCGAACTCGGGAATCAGTGGAGCCTTCAGCGACCGGAAGTCCCTGTGCGCCCCTGTTGTATGTAACGATCGTAGACATGGTGTCTACCTCCTAAAAAAGGGTGAAGGGATCAGGATGCAGTGACGCCACGGAGAATCGCGTTGCGACGACGATCGACGCACTGCATGTTCATCGTGCAGTCAACGTGGGTGGTGAAGACGGTGTGCTGGTTCGGAGCGGTGTCCGGGCCAGTTTCCTTCATGTACTCGCCCGAGAGCAGAACGCTTCGGAACGAACCCCACTGAATCATGTAGATCGTGTCGCCCGGGACAGCACCGCCAGTAGCGGAGTCCAACTTCGGAACGTAAGTCACAGGGACGCCACGGAACGTGACCGATCCAGCACCCGCAGCAACATCGCTCGAAGCGATCTTGTCATTCAGGCGACTAGCGAGAACTTCAAGGGCAGAGTAGTTGCGGTAGTTGCAATAGATGCCCCACTTGTCCGGAGTTGCGTTGTACGACGGATACGGAGCAGCCGGGATCGGCTTGAAGTCGCACTTGACGTACGCTTCCTTCATCGCCTTCAAGAGGCTGATGTTGTTGGCGATACCCGAGTCGTTCCCCGTGGTCATGGCATCGACCGGGTCGGTCACGTCGGCTGAGAGGTAGTAACCAAGACCGTTCTGCCAGCGGGGAACGTCGGTCGGGTTGATACCCGCAACGGTCGTGAACCCGGACGGAACACCACCATTGAACCCAAAGGTGCCATGCAACCCAGTGCCAGCAGCACCGCCGTTGTCAGACAGCCAGTAATCGACACCGTTCATGTCGAGGCTGGCATCGTCGTCAGGCTTGCCCCAGAACTGACCTTCGAGGTGATCAGTGAGACTGATCATCGCGTCGTTACGACGCACCTTGACAAGGTCAACGATACGACGCGGATCGCGGTTCATTGCGATTTCGCGGCGTTCGATGGCGTAGTTGACGGTGGTGTGCTTCCAACCGATGTCGGCGGTCGCCATCACGTCACTGATGTTCAGGTTGTCAAACGCAAACAGGCCGGTCTGCTTGGCAGCACCGCTGTTCGAGGTCATCAGGTTCCACTGAATGCTGGGACCAGCCTCGTAGGAAACCTGCGACTCCTGAAAGAGACGCGAGAGAGCAGTGTAGAACTGCACGTCGGTCGAAAGATCGGTGTACTTGAGTTCACCGAGTTCCTTCTGCGTTGTGGTGATCAGGTCACCAAGATCTGCTGCATTGATAGACATGGCTGTCTACCTCCTATTAAATCACCGGATCCCGCGTTCGCTCATCATCCGAGCAACCGCACGGGCAGCACGATCTTCAGGCTTGTCGCCCACTCGTGTCTGCCCAGAGTTTGCCCTACTAACGAATTGCGATTGACGCTCTGACACCCGGTTCATGAGTTCTTCTTCACGGGACTCGACCATCGAGTTTCCGTATTCAGCCGCGACGGCTTTGGCAAACAAGTCGCCTTCCGCCGGAACAGTCTGGCCGGTGGCCTTCATTCCAGCCTTCAGAGCCTTCATGGCACTGAGGACGCGGTCCTTGGCTCCGCCCGTATTAAGGACTTCGCCATACTTCGACGCCTCTGCTGACCAGATGCCGTCGAACTTTTCGGTGGCCTCAACCACCTTCTTGGCTTCCTTGGTGCTGGCCCGCTCCTTCTGGAGTTCGGCCTCAAGGATGCCCACCTTTTCAACCAGAGCCTTGACGCTCGTGGCAAGTTCCTCGTCGATGTAATCGTCCAAGGAATCTTTCATCGTGATCGGATTCGAGGGCGGGGGAGCAGGCTCCCCCTCAGCGACCACGGGTTCAGGTGTGTTGTCAACCTCCGGAGCAGGAGTCTCGGCTGGGGCTGGAGTCTCGTCCACCAGAGATTCCTCGTAAGGATCTCTATGGTTGAACGACGCTACCGGGGTTTCATTTCGTTCTTGGTCAGTCATATCCATTTGCGTCCACTTTGCCCATAGCCTTCAGAATCTTCCGACGCTGGGCATTGTTGTCAAGAATCATCCCGCCATCTTTGTGGAAGGATACCTCACCACACCCCTTCTTGGCTAGTTCGGCCTTAAGGTTATTGACCTCGTCGGGGTGGGTGCCGAGGGCGTTGGAGTACATCGGCCAACCCTTACTGGTTGAAACACGAGTCTTTCCTTCGGACCCGTAATCTCGGGTCCACGATTCCCCGTCAATCTGAATGTCATCCGTGTCACCCTGACGAGTCAGCATCTCTGCGATGGTCATGGTGATACGAGTGGTTTCTTTGGTCTTCTTGTTGACGTAGCAGTAGGTCGGCATGGATTAGCCCAGTGGTCCCTGCATGGGAAGGTTCATCGATTCAGCCCCGGGACGAGGGCCAGAACCAGCCAAGGTTTGCATCATCTGATTGTCACGCGATTCTCGCGTACCGCCGGTCGGCACGTTCTTGCGAATGTACTCCCGACGGGTAGACGCGGGCTTGTCCGACAGTTCCGTCTGGGCCACGCCACGGAGACCTTCTGGATCCAAGGGTGTGCCAGCAGGAACAACAAGATCAAGGATCTCTTCGACTCCAGTCAGTTCCGACATATGGGCGGCAAACGCCGACATATCCAACTGAAGACCCTGCTGCTGAAGCATGGCACCCGCGGGAACAAGGTACGAGTTCATGAAGTTGCCGAGTGTCTGGGCACGCTCCGCAGCACTTGACTCCTGAAGGCTGCCCGGGGTGATCGTCATGTTCAGATCAAAGAAGTCTGACTCCTTGCGATCCTTGGGCTTCAGTTTGATCTCGACCTCGACACCAGTCCCGCCGAGGTCTTCGGTCAACTCGTAGGTGCGGGCGGGGTCGTACCAAGCCCAAAGACCGATCGACTTGACAACATCACCCGTGAACTTCGTCACCCGAGCCTGCATGTCTTGAATCTTCTGACTCGAAGAAGCCTTGATCAATTCTTCCTGACCAAGGGTATCGGCAACCGAACTCAGGCCGCCAATCGTGTCAAGGTTGCCGCCCATGTAGTTGAACAGATCCCGAATCTGCAAAGCAAACGAAAGGGTGGTCGGGTCAGCCCCGCCAAACTTCAGTTCTCGGGTGGCTTCAGGACGATCGCTTCGGATCATGTCGCCATCGTTGGCAGCGATGATGCGTTCGCCATCATCCTCCGCACCCGCTGCGACGATACCCACCGTCTTGGCACGGTCATTCTGCCGAACCAACTTACGCATGGTCCGGTTCATCGCGTCACTCAGATCAACAAGCGAGGATACCGGGGCGATCGGCATGACCTGCCCCGGCACCTCGTTGAGGGAAAGCATGTGATACGGGCCAGACTCAGGGCCTTGCCACTTCACTTCTCGAATCGGGTTGTCAAACATCGGGACACCCTGATCGTCACAACAGAACGTGACCACCCGGCCTTCAAACGGGAAGTACATCTCCCACATTTCAAGGAGCGGTGTCATTGACGCATTTTCGTAAGGAGCGTCGGTTGTCCGAGATACCGTAGACAACTTGGCATCTCCGTATTCGTTGTACGGAGACACCCGGGACTCAACCACTTTCCTGTCTCCGAAGTCGTACAACTTGGAGTCGAGGGCCATTTCCTTGGGAACAGAAAAGCGGTTGCCAATGAACTGCATGGTTTCCCAAGTGCTGGCTCTCATGTCCAACACAAAGTCATCCAGATCGATCGTGTCTGCAAACGGGAGCCCGGCATCGTGATAGATGCCCTGCATCTCGGCGGCACGCCGTGAGGTCAGCCCAACTTTCATGATTCCAACGGAGAACAGGGCATCATGAACGCACCGCGAAAGCGACTCGTCGAACCGCATCTCTTCGAGGATGTGATTCAGCATCAACTCGGCACGCTTGGCGGTGACGCGATTCTTCTTGGTGCGGGACCGGATATCGACACTGGGACTTCTTGCCGCAAGGTTTCGGCGGTAGATGCCGATCGCCATCTCAAGAAGGTTGACAGGGTGGGCTCGTTCTCCAGAGGAGTCGCCGTAGTTGCCGCCCGCATAAGAACGAACAGCCTGCATCCGCCTCTGGCGAAATGGGGTCATCTTGTCCCGCGAGTATTGGAACGCATCCCGAAGCCTGTGGTACGCACCGTTTCCGTTCATGTCCATCTGTAGTTCCTAGATGCGAGCCTCTTGCGAGACTCTTCCTTCCGTCTCCACGCTATGGAGCCGGGCAAGGCTGATGGCTTGGGAATGGAGATGTGGCGATTCCCCCCTATAGCCAGACAAGCAAGCGCGTCCGCGATCACACGGTCGCCGTGATTTGATTTAGCACCACTGCGGTCCTGAGCGTTGATCGACAATGCATGTTCAACGCCGCCAGATGCATCGTAAATAAACTCGCGGCACTCATCGATCGCCTCGCGAGAATGGTTGACAAACTCTTCGTTGAACAAAGCCTTGCGGTACCGACCGAGGAGGGCCTGCTTGCTGTCTCGGGTAGGTATCCACCCCATAGACCTGCTGGGCGTCCTGTCAATCGTATTCTCGGCAACCCGGTACCAGATTTCGCGGTGTCCAACTTCAACGACAACGTCGCCAAAGATTCGACCCGGCCCGTGTGCTTCCCAGATCAGAACCGCCGGACGCCCGCTGTCGTCTTTGAACCAGTTGGCAAGTGCCACCGCATACTTGGCGAGTTTGTCTGGACGCATGTCGGGGACCGCGAACTCGGCAACCTTCTCGTAGGTCTTGCTTTCGACGACCGAAAGGCACGAGTTGGAAGCACCCGTACCCGCCGAGATGTCAATCCCGATTACATAACGACGATCAGACGGGGGCAAACCCGCCGCATTTGGCTCAAGCCACAGAAAGAGTTTGCCGCCCGGGCTCTTCTGGAAACTGCACTGCTTCGGATCGTCGCCGAACTCCATGTCACCCCGGACCATCGATGGGCGAACGTGCCGCTTGGCAATGTAGTCCAGCCGCTCATGGTCAAAGAACGCCCCGGTAGATCCGGCAAAGTCGATGTCGAGTTCTTGGGCAGCCTCGATAGGAGACGAACAACGGGTGACTTCCTTGTCATACCACGGAGAACGCCATCGCCCCTTGGAGTCCCGGAACTTGCCCAGACCCTTCTTCGGATGATCTGCCCAATGCAGCCTTACTTGCCGGACCGACGAGTTCTTGGCGACCGTCGCGAAAGCGTTCGATGCACCGCACGGCGTCGAGAGGAAGATCCGGCACGGCGACACATCTCGCGTGGACGACAACGCCCGAAAGTCATCTCCCGGGGCAAAGGCAGCAAACTCGTCAAGAAGTACAACCGACCGTCGATCACCACGAGCAACATCGCCAGTGGTCGATTCGCCATCAATGATGCTCCCGTTTTCCATGTTCTTGAGGCTGAGTTTCTTGCGGTCGTAGCGAGGCAGCATCCAGATCGGAAGGTGCCCCAGCATCGCGTCTAACTTCCAGAAGAGCGATTTCGGATTCCCTCGGCCATCGACGTAAGACTCGTTTCGAGATACGAGAAGAATTGCTTGGTCTTGCCGAAACAGCCAGCGATGCAAGAGAGCAGCAAGGCATAGCCATGATGCACCCACGTCACGGCTCTTCGCGATACAGATGTCTTCTCCGTCATTTGCGGCCTCCTCAATTTGTTGACAAGCCATTTTCTGGAAGTCATACAACGCAAACGGGGTTGTAGGACACTTGAGCCTTGGGTCATACGTCATGCAGAACGTACTCACCCAGAATGAAACGTCTGTGCGGCACAGTTCTTTCAGGCACGCCTGAAACTTCGGATCGCCCTTAGCCTCGGCGAGAAGGGCTCTTCGATACTTGGCGTTGGGACCGGGTTCATTTGGGGGGATGTGTCGGAGTTCAGCCAACGGCACCCTCCGCAATCTCGATCACTCTCTTGAGAACATCGTCCAGATGGTCATACGCATCAGTCTCATCGGCGGCATCCTCAAGTTCCTTCTTGCTTGGCACGCAGACACCCTGATAAATACGGAGCAGGGTGTCAGGGGATTTCCGCCCAGCACACAGAAGTGTCCAAGCAGTTCCGGATGGGGCATCTTCCCTAGTGGTCGTTTCCGACCCTAGATACTCAACCGCCCAGAGAATGTCCGTCGGATTGCCAACGACCCCGAGATCCCCCGAAGGTGGTAGTTCACCCCCGGGGGACTTCTCACCCATTCCCGCGTCGACCATTAACGGGGGAACAGACCTCTGGGACTCGGTCTTCTCTGCCTTCTTCGCGGCGGCGTTTCGCTTGCGAGACTCACCACGCTTCCGGACGATCTCCCGCTGTACTTCTTCCATACGCTTGAAGTACCCGGTGTCGTCCTTGATGCCTGACATCGCGTCAATGATGTCCGCTTTCTGACCCGCGGTCAGGCGTTCCTTCGTCGGAAGGGATCGCTGCTCTTCGGCAATCTCACGTTCCCGGGATTTACAGGCGAGCCACAGCGTCCGGTCACGCTCCTTCAGAGCGTCATACCATTCGTTCCTCGCTACCGTCCGGGCAGGGTTCATCGGCAGAATCCCCGGCTCATTTCAAGCCCATGAAATATGAACGTCCGTGGTGACAAGTTATTGGCTTTCTTTAGGCTTGTCTACCGGAAGACGCCCAGAAGACGCCGCTTTATCAGCGGCGTTCTTGGGGCGTCCTTGAAGGGCATGTGAAACCTTAGAACGAGCAATCGTATTCAGATGCTCTATCTGATGAGCCGCCTCGGTCAAGCCGATCTCGCCTTTAGCGAGAGAGGCGGTGACGACGGCTGATTTCTGGACAACCCAGTTCTTCGCGGCCTTCTCAAGCCTCAGCCTAAACAACGGAGTTGCTGACTTATCGCCCCAGTCCGTGATGATCGAATCCAAAAAGCCCATCGGTCCTCCTAGCGAAACGCGGTTTTTTGAAAACGTACCATCCCCATCGAACAGAAACGATCCGTTCAGCGAGGGTTTGAAGGCACCCTGTCTAACCGCCACATGATCCAACCGCGTGAATTCCCGAAACCCTCGCAATGAGGCACCCTGATATGACCCTCCGGGGGGGCGCACGCAAATTGGTTGTTGAGGAGTGGTAACACACGAACGAACCCAACGCAAGATCAATTCAATCTTGTGGAAAAAAGAAACGGCCGCCTTGGAGGGGGAAGGCAACCGTCTCGGGGGGGAGGGCTTGTTGAGGTTGAGGAGGAGGATACAGTCACCGAATCAAAATAGCCAGTGAATTGGAGAGATATCATTGAGTTCAACGGCCCCCCGGGGGTCGCGGCTCAATCGACCCGCCCCGGGGGCCGCTGAACCCCAGCCGGAGGCTAGCCACCCCCACATCCTGTACATGCCGCACCACCCCCCCCTACCCCTACCCTTCCAGCAACGCGCCCACCC